TCGTCAGAACGACCTTGCTGCCAGTCTCAGGATGCTGCTGACCATTTGCAGCTCTGCATTCTGGATGCATAGGTGTTCCTTCGCAGGCATTTCCAGCCCGCGCGAGGAGGGACGCGCGGAAAGCTTTCCATTCCTTCGAATGCGTTCCGCCACCGATGTAGAGGGCTTTGCGTTCCGCACGGATCGGCATCAGCCCCTCCCGATCTTCGCAGCCAGCTTCGCCAGAGCGGCAAGCTGAACGGTGATCTCGGCAAGCGTCTGCCGGGCGTTGCCATGAACCGGTTCCGGGATAGGTGCCGCGAGCCGATCATCATTCGCGCTGATCATCTCGACACCCCATTTTGATGCGAAGGCCTTGCGCTTGAATTCCATGACGGGAGCGAACGGGTCCGGTGCCTTCTCAGGCAAGCGGCGGGTATGGCCGGAGACTTTGGTGGTCTTGGTCATGCCGCCTCCTTCGCCAACTGGTCGATGTTGCCGCGCTGGACGGTGAAGGTATAGGCGACCACCCAAGGGTTCGCCGACCATTGATGAAATGGTTTTTGGTTGATGCTGTTCCAGAGCGCTGCATACCAGCCGATCGGGTAAGCATCCCTTATCTCGGCAACGCCGGTCTTCGCCCTTTCCTCGGGCGCAGGCCACCCTTCGGCGGCAGCATCGTCCTCGCTGATGTCCTGCAGCCGCTGCACCCGCACGTCGGTGACGTCGAGCGTAATTCGAGAAGCCCAGCGAGGCATATGGATCGATGGGCGCCAGCCAGCCTTGACACGTAAAGGTCGCTTGTCTGCAACTGGGTACTGCTCGCACATGGCAGTGTAGCCGTCGCCTTCGCTGGCAGCGTAGAAGATGGTGGCGACATCTGTTGCCCAGCCATTGCAGCGCCATGCCTCGCGCACCCAGAGACGGTCATCGACCTGGATGCGGACATAGTCTGGCGCGTGTTTCGGAACGTCTTCTTCAGACACTCCGACCATGCCGCCGAAAATGTGGAAAGAGCCGTTTTCCATCTGCTCGATGCCCTTGAACAGCCGGCGTGTCTGCGTCTTGGTGCCGGCGAGCAGGGCTCTTACCATTGGAGCGCTGAAGAGGATGGGTCTGTCGGTCATGCCACCCTCCGGTCATTCGCGCCTTCATGGAAGCCACCCCGGATCGTCTCGGTCAGATGAGTCCCGTTGGCGTCGCAGAAGGCGATTGCATAGGTGTTCAGGCTCGCGGCGCGGCCAACCGACATGCGGGCCGTGCTCTCGCGGATATTGACGAATTCGTTTTCCAGGCCTGGCACAATCTCGATGTCGCCGGCCGTCGCCACGGTGTGGCCGGAGACGAGCAAGACCTTCCACGCTTCGGCATCGCGGCGCTTACCGGCCCATGTCATTCGCGAGTGGGCGATGTCGGTGCAGATGGCGTGGAACTTGGCGTTTTGGTCGCCGCTGCGCGTCTTCGGGCCGATGCTGATCGCGCTGCCTTCGTCGGCAGCCTGGACCGCGGCGAGGGCGTTCGCGCGGACTTTGTCGTTGATGAGGATGAACCGTTGGCGCTGGGTCATGGTCAGCCACCATTCATCGGATGCAGCTGCGCCAGCCGCCGGCTCTTGATGGCGTAGGCAGCGTCGATCATGTCGGCATGGCCTTCAGTCTCCAGTACGGCCGGCGCATCGAAGTCGTTCCAGATCTCCTCGACACTGGCTTCATCAGCGGCGCCGGCGAGCGCGGTCTCGATCTCTTCAAGATAGTCGCCCAGCACGAAGCCGGATTCGGTCGGCTGATCATCCTTGGCCGGCTCGGCGTCGATGGTCCTTGCGGACGGCGGGGCAGGTGGCTTCGGCGGCTTCGGTGGGGTTGGCTTGCTGGCAGTGGCCGCCGGCGTCACGTCCCGCATGTCTTCGGCGTCTGCGATCTCGCGAGCTTCGAACTCATCACGGATTCCGCCGAGCACATCACCGAACAGTTCGCGAAGGCAGTAGCCGGCGGCGCGCCATGCAAGCATGCGCTGCGGGAAACGATACCAAGGGCTATCGTTAGGCTTATCCTCGTTCTTCTTGTCCCACTTGTTCCACTTGGTGACGATGGCCTTGGTCTGCCAAAGGCCGGCGCGCTCGGCGTCAGCTTGAGAGAATTCGACGCGCTTATCTTCGCCGGTATCGAGACGTTTGGCTTCGCAGTAGCCGACAAGCCTCCCATTGACCTCGTCGCAGCCGGTCCGCAGGTATGCTACCTTGCCGGACATGCGAACGACATTGATCAGGCCATCACCATAGAGCGGGGCTTGCCGTTGATGACGGTGAAGCTCCGAAGGCTGACCATAGGCTTGAGGCCAAGCTCGGCGCCCGACATTATGGCGACCGCGACAGCTGCAGCGGCATCATCGCCAGTCAGCTTGCCGATCAGCGCGGAAGGCGCGAGGCCAGAGGCACACACGGCACGCGAGATGCGCATCGTATCTTCGAAGGTCTGCGGCACGATTGCCATGACCTGGCCGCCACCGGAAAGTGCTGGAACGTGTGCGTTCATGATCAAGCCGCCCTCTGTTCAGATTTGATAGCCATGCCGGCCAGCTCGACGCCCGAGCGCGCCGCGCGGTTCGCCAGCGTCTCGACGACTTCGCGGATCTCCGGACGGTCTTTCAGGGCCATCAGGAGCGCATCAAAGTCGGTGATCTCGGCATAGGTGAAGGTGCGGAGCGATACCTTGGCACCGGTCCGGCCGGCGCTGGCGTTCCGGGCTTGCGCATCGCGTTCAGCTTGCGCTGCCTGATCCGCAAGGCGCTGAGCCTCGGCTATTGCGTTGTTGCGCTCAGCGATCGCGCCAGCATTGCTTTCGTTGTCATTCTTGGCTGAAGCCTGTTCTGCAGCGACCCGGACCGCATCGGCTTCACGCTGGATACGGTCCGCCTCGGCGCGCGCGGCGGCCTGCCTGTCTAGCTCGATCCGCTGCTGCTCCTGCAGAAACGCATCCAGATGCCGCTTGAGCTTCTTGCTCAAAGCGTCGGGATCTTCCTTCAGTTCACGCCACTTGTTGTCGACGTTCCGGCCTGCGTCCAGGTGCGGCTGCTTCTCCACCTTGTGCAGATCCGTCGCCTTCTTGGCGATCGTCGAAAGTCGCTTCGACCACACGGCGGCACGGTCGGCGTCGGCCTGCTTCTTGATCGGGGTCTTGAGGAAGGCTTCGGCCTGCTCCTTTTCGGCGGCGAACTCCACTTGCAGGGCCTCGAAAGGATCGTCAGGAAGGTTGTGGCCGATGGCCGGCGCTTCCGGTTCATCGTCCCAGCCGGCTCCGTCAATGGCCTTGGTATAAGCCTCGTAGCTGATTGGGTTGCGGCAGCACCAGGTCCAGATCTCCGCTGCGTTCACGACGCGCTCGCCGCGCATCGCATGCCACTCATCTTCGAACCAGATGGCTACCGGCTCCCACGGCTTGTCCTTGAAGCGGGTGCGGTAATAGCCCTGCTGCGGATCGCTGTCATGGATCGGGCCGAAGTTGCCGGCGAGGGCCGCTTGCCACCATGCCCATGCGTTATCGTTGGACGACATGAACGTTCTCCTGTTCGATCAGCGCCTGGCGCTTGAAGTGGTTGTCGAGGGTGAAGAGGCTGACGGCGATGACAGCGAGGTAGAAGGCGACGGTGGCCTTCTCCAGAAAGCGGAAGGATCGATGTTTGGCAGCGACGGTCTGGACGGGGCGGGCGGCATAGGAGGTGCAATCACCTCCTTCGCAGCAGCCTGAGAATTGATTGGCAGCGCAGCAGTTGCGGGTCATTCCGCAGCCTCCAGAACAGGAGCGGCGGCGAAGCGCTGGCGATTGCGCATGTTGTTGTGCTGTGTCCAGCGGGCGTCGGACACCATCTGCTCGGTGATGCCGTCGATCTGCTCGTCGGTGAGCCAAGGGGCTTCCTTGCGACGGAGCATGGCGGCAACAGCGTCCTGCAGCGCGAACTGACCGAAGCTGCGGATGTATTCGAGTTTCTTCTGACGGGAGGCGTTCATGTCGGGACCTCAGGCGGCTTTGCGGAAGGAAAGGGCGGCGACCGGGAACGGGAAGCTGGCGAAGACGCCCTTCCACTCACGGCGCTTGCGTTCGTCAGCGGAGATGCCGACGAGCTGGTCATTGATGGGGGTGGGGTGCATGAGGTCGAACAGCGGGCCATTGCCGCCGATCTCGCGCAGCTCATGGCAAGCACGGAGATAGCTCAGGTACCGGGCAGCAGCCTTCGGGGCTTCCTTGCCAGCGGCATGAAAGCGGCGGATCTTGAAGATGACCTCGTTCAGATCCTTAACGCTCTGGCGAAGGGCTTCGGCGGTGATTGCTGCTGCGGTGTGCATTGCTGCTCTCCTCGGTGTGGAGAGCATTATGCACGCCAAAGCGTGTATGTAAAGAGAAATGAACGCTATAGCGTGGATTTATTTACGGTGACCACGTCGGCTCAGGATGACAAATACAAAAAAAGCCCGCTCAAGGCGGGCTTCGTGAAATCAATTGCAAATGTCTGCAATCTCTGAGAACTGCCTAAGCAGCAATTATTCTCATCGGTTGATTAAATTGTAGAGGTCTGAGTGAAAGCGTGAATGGTCAGGCTCCGTCTTTTGCCCCACCTGCTTCCCCGTCTGTTCCTTCTCCGCTCTCTCCGATAGCCCCTTCGCGATCTGTTTCTGAGCTACCATCCAGTCCAGGTTCGGTGCCGTTCTCGGCATCAGAGCTTCCATCAGTAGCATCCTCCATAGTTTTGTTCAGGTTAATAACTATCGTCGGTTCATGCGGCGAAAATACGAAGTGATCTAGGTACCTTATCAACTGCCAAAGAGCAGGATGCGGAGCCTCGACCTCCTCAAATAACTCCTGCGCTTCGTCCATGTCGATTATAAAATCGTGCGAAGGATATTGTTCCGTTAAAAATTTCACCGCTAGTGGCGAAATGTTCTCACTGTAGGCAGCAAGCCTCTTCCCATATTCGATTGCAACCTGCAGGTCGCGGTGATCACTCCCTAGTACCGCCGGATCGATACGCTCAAAAATGGGGCTCATAACTCGCGAAGCCATATCGCCTGCCACGTCACTCGCGATAGGAAAGCTGATGTTGTCCCCGCTACGACGCTTGATCGATAACATGAAGTGTTCGTAGAGGGCGAATGTCTCGGTCTTCAACGCATCGAACGCCGAGTGGCTAAGCAGACCTGACTTGCGGGCGCTGATCTCGTCCCGTTGATAGAGTTGAACGTCTAACGGCCCAAGCTCAGAAAAGGTCGTCATAAAAAGCTTGTGTGCTCCGAGCGTGATAAGGGTTCCAGCACTTTTACATACGCTCGGGATAAAGATGTAAAACTGCTCGTACTGGCATTGGAAAAAGCGAGAAATTTTGTATGCAGAGTTGGCTAGCCCGCCGTGGGTAGTCAGAATGAGCATCACATTAGGACGACTACCCTGCCGGTATTCGTTCACTACTTTGCCGAAACCATCGTGGTCGATTGAGCCAGAATATAGATATAGATCTGCGTCATAGGCGTCGGCGGCAGCTTGGATAGCTGAAGCAAATTCGTTAACCTTTTTTGCGTCTTCATCACCTTCTGTCATTTCCCCTCCTTAGATATAAGTTGGTTGGTATCCTAGAGACACTCGAAAGGCACTCATTGAAGTGATCGGGCGTCATGCGAATTTTAGCATCCTTGAATCAAAGGCTTGAACTGGCCGGGCCGGTTTACGCACGATGAACGCTTGAACAGCCGCCTCTTTTTGTTCACTATAGGTTCTTGTTCCAGTATGCATTGGCGAGACCAGCGTGGCGATCAGTCATCAGATCAGGCAAAAGTATGCGACCCGTAACGACGAGATCGTAGCGGGAATATTCGAGTCTGCTGGTGCGGTCCCGCCCGCGCCGCCGGAGATAGTCATCAAACGGAAGGCAGCGGAGTTATCGACCCTCATGGCGTTGATACACGGCGGCGACTGGCGGGTGCAGATTGATCATAAGGTTGGTCTGATCGT